GTGGTGGCATCTTGGTCGCAATGGCAAGCCAAATTCGATGTTCATCCTCGGGCCGTTCCGCGCGGACACGCTGTTCGGGTTCGTGGACATCATGACCGAGACATGGCACTACGCCAACGCCGATCCGTCCCATTACCACGACCTCGACCACTATGCCTCGTGGAGGTACACGCAATGATCATCGTCGTCGTGCTGGCGCTCATCATGGGCGCCAGCATGGTCCTGCTGTTTGGTTGGTTGATCGACGTCGTATGCCGGTACCAGGACCGGATCGACCGCGAGACGGAGGAGATACTATGACTGCTTGGATACGGCTACACAACGCTACGACCGCTACAAGCGATGCGCTCCTCCGCCTGATTGGACTGACGCCGACGAAGAGGAATTCCACGCGATCTGGCAACGAGAGATCGCAAACGAATTCGCCCGAGCCCGAGATCGGGCCACGGATGCCAGACGCCGTCGAGCTGGTGCTCGAGACCGTGACATTGGGGGACATGGCGCAGCTCCCGACGGACGTATCGAGCCGGGCGATGGTGGCGTTCCTGCGGTTGATCCGCAATCCTTACGCCTTGACATCGGAGGCTGATGCCCGTTTCATCCTGTTCGCGGTCCGCCTTGCCGAGCTGGATGTCGATGCCGTAGACTAAGACAGTCTGATCACCTGAAGACACGACAACGCCCCAGCAACGCCTATGCTGGGGCGTTGTTGCGTTATTATGCCGTCATGGGCACCGAGACCGAGTCATCCATCCAGCAATCGATCGTCAACATCCTAAGAATGTTTGGCTACACCGTGATCGAGATCGGACGCACCAGGCGCATGGTGCCGTGCAAGCGCTGCGGTGCCCATACACCAGCGATTGGGTGGCAAGGCAACACGCCTGGCGCACCGGACATTATGGTCACGGCTAAAACCTGGGGAACGCTCTGGCTAGGGCTCGAGGTCAAGCGGCCCGGCGGGGCGATCCGTCCAGAGCAAAAAGTGCTGATGGCCGAAGGCTCCATCGTTATCGTCCGGAGCATCAGGGATTCGCTTGCCGCCATCCTTGATGTCGAGGAGCGGTTCGGCCGAGACGCAAGTGCAGTCCGCAACGTCCGTGACCAGCTTGAGAAATAGCGGAAACGGTTTGCGCGTCCAGCCGTTGGCCGTGGCTATTGCCTCGGCGATTAGCATTATCCGATCGGCATACTCGGATGCGTCGATCCGCGAGCGCGGTGTCGACCGTCTCATGGTTTACCCAGTACAGTCTGGCGGTAGAGGACCAGTGCCTCCGCGATTATCTGGTTCCGAGACTTGCCGGTAGCTGACCGTACCTCGTCAAGCTTTGCCCGTTCGTCGAGGCTGAGGCGAACGGAAAAAACGGGCTGATCCCGGTCTCGGTCGAATGTACTTTGTCGTGCCATTATGTGTTACACTATACCACCGATATCAAATCGGTAGGAGAACAGAGATGAGCGAATTGGTTGCGATGACGTCCGTTTCGGACGTGATGACGATGGCCGACGTGGTCGTCAAGAGTGGGCTATTTCCTATGTTCAAGACGCGCGAATCGGCCGCGGCGATGATGCTCTTGTGCAGGAGCAAGGGACTCGATCCCATGACCGCCATCGAGCGGTACCACGTCGTCCAGGGTCGCCCGGTGATGCGGGCCGACGCTATGCTGGGAGAGTTTCTGCGTATGGGTGGTAAGGTCGAGTGGGTCCAGCGCGATGACAAGGCCGCGGAGGCGACGTTCAGTCATCCACAGGGAGGTTCGGTCACGGTACGTTGGACGATCGAGCAAGCCCGAGCCGCGAAGCTGACGGGCAAAGACGTGTGGGCTCAATATCCACGCCAAATGCTCCACGCCCGATGCGTCAGCGAGGGCGTCCGCTCTGTTTTGCCGGGTGCGACGAATGGCCTTTATACGCCCGAGGAAGCGGCCAACATGGAGCCGATATCCAACAATGGTGCTATCGCTCGCGTACGGGCCGTAGAAGTGCCTCAAAATGCCATTCCCGCGATAGAGGCTCCGCGCCCGCATCACGACGAGGAACGCGAATCGGACGCCAATGTGCGCGAGAGGGCTCTGCGGATCGCAATGCAGGACTTCGCAAGCGCTGCGCATGATCACGGGATCGCGGTTGCCGGACCGTCCGGCAAGCCGTCGAAGTCCCGGATGCTCGACGCGGCGAAGACGATCCTCGCGCTGGACGATCAGGCGTTCGACGGCGACGATCCAGCCAGCTGGTACCGCGCGATCGATGTGATGCAGGACGAGGGCGCGGCTTGCTCGGACACGGACGAGGAACCCGAGGCCGACACGGAGGAAATCGCCGATCCGTTCGCCTAACAAGCAATCGGGCCCAGGCAAATCGCCTGGGCCCGATCGGAAAGGAAACCGCTTTGAACAAACCAGAAACAACCCAGTATACACCATGAGCATCCAGGCGATCAATTGGGCCCGCAAGGTAGTGACAGGCTCGGCGTCTCGGAAGGCCGTGCTGATGGCGCTTGCTAATTACGCGGGCGAATCGGGCGAGGCATATCCATCGGTCGAAACCATCTGCCGTGACACGGAGCTCAATCGCAAGACCGTGATGCTGGCGCTCGAAAATCTCAAGAACCTTGACCTCATCGAGGACACGGGACGACGAGTCGGAGCGACCAACGCCATCAGAGTCTGGGCACTCTTGATGGACCTCGAAGCAGTACCGTTTTTGGAACAGTCCCGAAAACGGAACAGTCCCGATTTTGTCATTGAAGCAGTACCAAAAACGGGCAAGAAGCAGTACCAAAAACGGTACACAGAACCATCAGAGGAACAGGTTATGGAACCAAGTGTATTAGATACCCTTGGTAGTAGATATAGACCGCGCACGCGAGGCGTGGAAACTGGTCGCCCAGAGTCGGCACCGGAGCGTCGGGCACGCGAGGCCTCCGAGTACTCGACCAGGTATTTTGCAGACGCGGACCGGGAGGAGGAGCGAAGGATTGCGGAGTACACTAGGGCGAACAGGAGGATCGGAAAGTGAACAGAGAAGAAATCGTTTGGATTAAGGCAACATACGACGAGTACCGCCAACGTTTGGTGGCGGAGCTTGCCAGGCACCCAGGAGCTCCGCTCGACGAGCTCGACATGGACATGGTCAAGGCGTTTATGTTCCGCCTCAAGCGGATGGGACGGACGGGGCTCAGGATCGCGCATTATGAGTCCGGTTACGTTCCCGGTGAATCGCCCGTCTACTGGGTCAACGGAGCGGGAAACCTTCTGCTCTGGATCAGGGATCGAAAGTTCCGCCCTAAGTTTCACGAAGTCGACGAGGAAGCCGCTCGCTTGGGTTTGATTGAAACGTCGGCAGAGCTGACCGGAGAAACCGCGGAACAACGTCGAATCATCGAAGCTCCGGATAAATACAAGGAATTAGCCGCCAAGGCGTCTGACGGCCTCCTTGGGCTTCCCGAGGCAACTATGCCGGATACCATTCCGTCGTGGGTCAATCGGTTCCCGTCGCTCGGAGACGGCGGATACGACAAAGTGCTGATGAACTGCCTCCTGCATCTGTCGGAAGGCAAAGCTCACGCCACCATTGACTCCATCAACCGAGACAGGGAACGGAAGGTTGCACTACGGGCTGAGAATGCAAAACTCAAAACACAGCGCGCCGAGATCAAGGAGCGTGCGACCGGGAGTCAATCTGCCGCGGCGATGATGCTTCGGCACTTAAATAACCAGGTAGTAGCATCGAGTGCCGATTGACCAGACGTCACCAAGACGGTGCCGCTCATGTGGCACCGTCTATCCTATCGACGCTTTTCGCGTTGTCAGACGAAGCACCAGCAAAGGCTGGACAACCGACCACGTTTGCCGACATTGCAAGCGGAGGCAGGGACGCGAATACAAGCGAGCAGTCTACCCAGGTATCGCTGAATACAGGAGTCGATACCACCGTAGGTATACGGCCGAAATCATGTCGGACGACCTCAAGCGGAGCCGACTGGACTACTCCTCGCGAGATGCATGGATACGGTGGCAATACAGAAACCTTGGGCTGGTATATGGCGAAGACGTGGTCGTGTTGCTACTAGCTCAGGAGATGCATAGGGACGCTTGCCAAAACCGGCCGTGGATAGGGCGGCGGTTGACGACGCGATTGGCGAAGCCTCCAATATCGATACCAACTGGAGCTTGCACGGTGGCACTTATACGAAACGGTGTTCCTGAGATCGCCCGTACCTGCCCAGACGACTGGCGATGGATCGCACACGCGTTGGGACTACGACTGGAGTCGACGAATGGCAAAGCCCGGGTTTGCTCGCGCTAACAAATATTTGTTCTCGCGGGACGTCTGGACGTGGAACCTTCCGTCTGGATATACTTGCCCAGGAGCGCTCAAGTGCCTCGCATACGCGGACCGCAAAACCGGTCGAGTCAAGCTGGGCAAGGAGAACGAATTCCGTTGCTACTCTGCGGTTACCGAGCGGTTCCCCGCGGTTCGGGATAAGTCGTGGGCAAACAGGGACGCTGTGATCGGGCTGGATGCACAGGAGGTAGCGGACGTTGTATGTTCCCTACTGCCTAAGAACGCGAAGCTCGTTCGGATTCACGCCGCCGGGGATATGTTCTCGCAGGCTTATTTCGACGGCTGGATGACCGTGTGTCGTCGGAACCCGGGAGTTCGTTTCTGGCTTTTCACGAAGAGCCTCCCGTTTTGGGTTGCGCGCCGAAATCGTATACCGGAGAACGTCAATATCACGGCGTCGTACGGTGGCAAACATGATGCGCTAATCGAGCAGTACGGTCTCAAGTTCGCCCAGGTAGTATACTCCGAGGCCGAGGCCGAACGCCTCGGACTGCCGATAGACCGTGACGATAGCCTAGCCGCCTTCTCGAAGGAGTCGTTCGCACTCCTTGAGAACTTTAGCCGTAAGAAAGCCGCGCCATTACCAATGGCCTTGGAGTTCTGATCATGCCAAAAAACATCAACCACGCGATAGAGGACGCGCCGCTCGGCTCGCTCAAGATTCACCCACGAAACGCGAACCAGGGAGACTTTGGGGCGATACAGGAATCGGTAAAGACAAACGGCTTCTACGGCGTGATTGTCGCAAACAAACGATCCGGTCATATCCTAGCCGGGAACCATCGTTATGCGGTCGCAAAAGAGCTAGGGTTCGAACGAATCCCAGTGGCATGGGTCGACGTCGATCCTGAGGAAGAGCTGCGGATTCTTATCGCCGATAACCGCACCACGCGCCTCGGACTGGACAACGAAGAGCGGCTAGCCGAATTGTTGTCTGAGCTTGCACTAACGCCTGACGGTTTGATTGGGACAGGTTTCGATGGCGACGATCTTGACGATTTAATTGGTCGCGTGACTGGTACCTGGGATTCAGACATTGCCGAACGTGCTGAATCGATAAAGCCAAACGCCAATGGACTGCGCCACACGATATTGGTCAGTTGCGAGCAAGCCGACGCCGCCGACGTCAGGTCGGCTATCGAGGACGCTATCTCGAAGCACGATGGCGCAAAAATCGAGGACTAAGTTGTCTATCAAGATAGACTTTCTTGTTGCTTACCCGTACCTGCGAAGCAAATCAACAATGAACGCGGCCCGTAGCGCGGTCGAGGCCGGTCATAGGCTTTGGCTCGATAGCGGTGCATTCACAACGTATAAAGCCGGAGGTCAGCCCACAGCCGTCTCGGACTATGTTTCATTTATTCGCGGATTAGATTTTCCAATCGAGCGTATCTTTACCCTGGACGTGGTCGGCGATCCAATTGCAACTAAACGAAACCATGATCGACTGCTGGATGCAGGAATTCGCCCAGTTCCGATATTTACGCCTGGGACACAACTCAAAGCTTTGGATGTCATGTATGAAGCAAGCGACCTCGTAGCCGTTGGCGGCATAAATACAAACAAAGGATCAGGCGGTGGTGGACCTGGTTGGGCCAAGTATGTGCTCGAGCACGAAGCACGGCCACTTCACCTTTTGGGATTTATCAATAAACCAATAATTGCAAAATATAAACCGTATAGCGTAGATGCGTCATCTTGGACTTTTGCAAGGCGTGCAGGTCAAATAGATTTTTATATCGGACGTGGCAAAAACGTAACCTTGCGTAGAACCGAAATGGCGAGTGGCATAAATTCAGAACAAATGGATGCCATCAATGCTTACAATGCAAGCGTTAAGGAATTACGCAAAGAGTCAAGCTGGCGTGGTGGATACTCTGTTTCAAGTATATTGAACGGCAGGTCATCGATAAGGCTTATGCTTGATATACGCTCACAGTTCGCTACTCGGTATGTTTTCGCGTGTGCCGGCGGTAGTGATTTGAACGAGATTATCCTGGCCGCTAAAATAGAAAGTCAAATGCAATAAAGGATCATAATATGAAAACAATCGCGATCGTTTCGGGCGGGATCGATAGCGTTACCATGTTGCACCACCTGGTGGCCGACAAACGGTACGACGTCGTCTGCGCGGTCACCATGGATTATGGACAGCGGCACAGACGCGAGATCGACGCCGCGAAGCACCACGCCGACCTGCTTGGGGTACCGCACCGCATAGTCGACTTCGGGGCATTTGGCGCGTCTGTCGGATCAGCGTTGACCGACGAAACGGTCGACGTACCGTATGGCCACTTTGAATCCGACATTATGAAATGCACCGTGGTGCCAAACCGCAACATGGTATTGATCGCGACCGCAGCCGCCGTGGCCATCGCCACGGGCGCCGAGGCCGTCGCATACGCCGCGCATTCCGGGGACCACGCAATCTATCCCGATTGCAGACCCGCTTTTGTCGACGCAATGCGTCAAGCGCTCATGGTGGCCGATTGGCAACCGATCCGGTTGATAGCACCATTTGTCGACATGGACAAGACCGCCATTGCGCGCATCGGCCTGGGCCTCGGGATCGATTACGATACCACGTGGTCGTGCTATGAGGGCGGGGATACGCATTGCGGCAAATGCGGCACGTGCGTCGAGCGGATCGAAGCTTTGGAGGGCGCTAAGTGTACAAAGTAGCCAAGACGTTCAATTTCTGTGCCGCGCACCATAATCCAAAGGACACGGGTCCATGTGGGATCAATCATGGTCACAACTGGGCCGTCGAGTTTGTGTTTGGTGGTAACCGACTGGACGGCCGCGGATGGCTTGTGGCATTCGACGAGATCAGGACCGTCGTGAAACCGTTGATCGACGCCTTGGATCATTCCGACCTGAACGTTGAACTGCCGATAAATCCCACGTGCGAGAACATGGCGGAGTGGTTTCACTGTAAAGTGGCCAAAGTCTTGCCCGGACTAGTCGAGACAAGAGTCACGGAACGTGCCGGGGAATGGACAACGTACGCGGCGTATACATCGTCGGAGGCTGCATGACGTACGGCGTAAATGAGCGATTCCTGACATGGCAGGGCGAGGGCGCCTGGTCCGGACAATGCGCATATTTCATTCGGTTGCACGGATGCGATCAACGTTGTCCATGGTGCGATTCCGCCGGGACGTGGCACCCGGAATTCATTCCGAAATCCATCGAGCGGTTCGATGCCGCCGGCCTGGCTGACGCCGTTCCGATCGACAAACCGTTTGGATTTACCGTGTTGACCGGCGGCGAACCCGCCATGTACGATCTTGAGCCGGTGATCGACGCGATTCGGGAAAAATCAAATCGACCCGTCCATCTGGAAACCGCCGGACACCGGCCTATCCGGGGAAACCCGAACTGGATCACTTTGTCGCCCAAACCGTTTGCCGCTTTGCCGCTACGCGAGAACGTCCAACGCGCATCCGAATTCAAGCTGATCATCGAACACCAGGACGACATTGAACGCGCGCTGGAATCCATCGAGGATCGACGCAACGGCGCCCCGATATACCTGCATCCCGAATGGTCGCAACGGGACAACCAAGCCGTCCAACAAACGATAACAGGGTGGATCAAAAAACATGGCTCACCGTTCAGGGCTGGATACCAGTTGCACAAACTATATCGAGCCGACTTTGACGACCCAAACGCAAGGCGAACATGGATACCGCTCGGAGGAGATGAGTCCCGTGGTTACTGATAACGACGCCCGCAACGCCATCGCTACGCTGTTGCGTTATCTTGGCGAGGACCCGACACGCGATGGCCTCAAAGATACACCGGAGCGAGTCATACGGGCATGGAAGGAATCGACCAGCGGTTACTGGGAAACGCCCGAGAAGCACTTGTCCCGCGTGTTCGATTTGCCATCCGACGAGATGATCGTGGTTCGTGGCATCCGGTTTTATTCGACGTGCGAACACCATCTACTGCCATTTCACGGCGAAGCCGTGGTTGCATACATCCCAGGAGATCGCGTTGTAGGCTTGTCCAAGCTGGCTCGCGTTGTCGATATCTATGCCCGACGACTTCAGTGCCAAGAACGGATGACCGATCAGATAGCGCAGGCTATCGAGGAATGGTTGCAACCGCGTGGCGTCGGCGTCCTAGTGCGAGCTCACCATCTGTGCATGGGATGTCGAGGCGTCAAACAGCCTGCATCCGAGATGGTCACGTCCTCAACCTTAGGAGCGATGCGGAATAATCCCGCGGCACGTACCGAGTGGCTGAACCTGGCTAAATAGGAGCACGATATGGCACGACCGTCTAAGCGTACACTGGAACGGGAAGCGCGGCTGATGGAGGCCCTGAGGGCCGGAAACACGCGTCGTGCCAGTTGCACCTACGCCGGGATTTCCGAGTCTACGCTAGCGCTCTGGATCGAGCGTTATGCCGATTTTCGGGAGTCCGTAGAAAAAGCGGAGGCCGATGCGGAGATACGCAACGTGGCCATCATTCAGAAGGCCGCGTCGACCACATGGACGGCCGCGGCGTGGTGGCTTGAGCGTAAGCGGAAAGCGGACTGGGCTCAGCGTACCGAGACAACCGGAGACGGTGGTGGGGCGGTCCGAGTGATCGTCGAATACGCCCAGGATACGTGGCCGGAATCGGATGCCTGACGTCCGGCTCGTACTCCCGCGTCCACACGCGGCCCAGCGCCAGATACTGGCAGAGGCACGACGGTACAACGTATTGGCGTGCGGCAGGCGTTTCGGCAAGACAACCCTTGGAGGTAACCTTATAGCCGATCCAACGCTTCGCGAGTACAAGCCGGTTGGATGGTTTGCCCCGACCTACCGTCTTCTCGAGGAAGCCTACAACGACCACAAGCGCATCTACCAACCCGTCATAGCACGTTCGATTCACAGCCGGCGCATCGAGTTGCTTAACGGAGCAGCGATCGACTACTGGACGTTGGACGACCCCGCAACCGTTGCCCGTGGGCGGAAGTACAAGCGCGTCATCATCGACGAAGCCGCAATGGCGCGGCACCTCGAACAAGCGTGGACGGAGGCGATCAGACCGACCCTGACCGACTACCGCGGAGACGCGTTTTTCCTAAGCACGCCCAAGGGTCGCAACTACTTCTCCGTGCTGCACGAGCTTGCCGCAGACGACCCGCTATGGGCGCGCTGGCAGATGCCTACAACGGCCAACCCGTGGATCGATCCGAACGAAGTAGCCGCCGCCGCGGCTAGCCTCCCGTCGATAGCATACCGGCAGGAGTACCTCGCGGAATTCGTCGATGCCGCTGGTGCTCGCATACGACGTGAATGGCTACGGCATGGCGAAGCGCCGGACGGCCTGCCATGCACGATCGGTGTTGACCTGGCGATATCGACCAAGTCGGAGGCCGACTGGACCGCGGCCGTCGTCATGTCCCGTGGCGAGGGTGGCACCATCTACGTCCGCGACGCGGCGCGGATACGTGCACCGTTCGACGGCGTCCTCCGCTTTGTCCAGGACATGGCCGCGAAGTGGAAACCGACGCTGATCGGTATCGAGCAAGTGCAGTACCAGGTAGCCGTCGTGCAAGAGCTCTTGCGGACCACGCGGCTTCCGGTGCGCGGCATACGTCCGGACCGAGACAAGGTGACGCGGTTCGCATCCATGGAGGTTCGATATGAGCAGGGGCTCGTCGTCCATTGTTCTGGCTTGCCTAATTGGTACGAGGACGAGCTCCTATCATTTCCGGTAGGGCACCATGATGACGCCGTCGATGCTACAGCCTACGCTTTCGCGGTAGCCGGTCTCCACAGGAATTTCGCCGCCGTATGAGCCTGTGTGATCGATGCGGTGTCAATCTGCGGTACCACGGGCGTGTTTGCTTACGGTGCAACTCAGCCGACCGACTGAAGCGTCAAGCCGAGACCGCGGCCGAGGACGTTGCTCGGCTAGCCGCCATCGAGGATACGCACCAGCGATGCCGATCTTGCGGCTCCGGCTTGTACCGGGTCTTGGACTGGGCGGCGGAGGGATCGAGGCCGTACCATCGCAGGCGCTGGTTCTGTGGGTCCGATTGCTTCGAGGTTTGGTGGGGTGCAACGTTTGGCTGAAAAATAGTAACGTTTTTTTTGCGGATTCACTTGGCATCTAGGTAACTGTAACCTAATATATTGGTGTCGGGAGCACCGACGAGGAGAACTAAGATGCAGACCACAACGATCCAGCAAGGCGCCCAGATCCTGATCAATGAGTACGTGAAAGTTTCCGATGCGTTGCTCGAGATCAAGATCAACTTGGACGAAGCAGGCAAGACCCGTTCGATCCTGTCGGACATCCTCGAAGAGCGGTCCGGTGAGCTTTTCCGGCAGATCTGCGCTTTTGTCCCTCATATGGTCGAGGTGGACGAAGTCCTCGACTGGATCGCGGATAACGCCAAGTAAACCAAGGCCCGGGCAACCGGGCCACCGTCCACCGGTAGGCCGGTACTGATGAGCCCAAAGGGCGAAACGGAAACCAAGGAGAACAGAGATGGAAGCAACGATGACCGTGAACGCTTTGCCGAAGATTCGATTCAGCAAGAACGGCTGGCAGACGGAACGCGACAGCGCATACAGGACGATCCTCGAGATCGACTACCGGGCTCAGGAGATCGACGTGTACAGGCTCCACCAGAGCGACAACGGTACGCCGATCCGATGCTACAACGGACACGCGGTGCAAATGACCGTTGCACCAGGCACGTCCAAGGACGACATCACCGAGATGGTCGAGTACTACGCCGAGCAGATCGTCGAGCTGATGAATGCCTACGATTGTTGCTATCACGTGGGAGCCCGTGCAACCTACAGTGGTAAGGGTGAACTGAAACGCTGGATGGAGCAGGGACTCGGCTGGGCATTGAGCGGCGAATGATGGACCAGAACGTGAAGATCGATCGACGGCATCAGAACCCAGGCCGGCCACGCACAGGCGTGGTCGGTCCTCCCTGCAACGCTTGTGGGGGCGAGACAGGACCGCGTGGCATCTACTGGTCATGCCGATCCTGCAAGCGACGGCAACGCCAATCCGGAAACAAGCCGGGAAGGCCGCGGAAGGCTCAGTCTGCTGGTACAATGGACTGACGAACTGTTCACTCGTCGCTTGGTGTCGGATACTCGGAGGCCCCGGCGAAAGCCGGGGCCTTTCCCGTTGTGGGATAATGACGGCATGAGCCTCATCGATCGCCTCCTCGGGCGCAAGACAATGGCCGATCCATCCACGCCGCTTCCGCTCCCGCTCGGACAATCGCGGGATATCTACCTTACCGGCTACGGCTCTGGCCAGCTCGTGTCGATGCTCCGCCGGGTCCTCCCAGGATCGCACCGCGACTGGTCCAACGTTGCGGGAGACCTCGGCCTAAACAGCGTCATCGCGCCGGCGATGGACTGGTACATTCGCAACTGGCCCCAAGGTACGCCGCGGGTAATGCGGCGTGTGGACTCCCAGCAGTCCGAGCCCGTTGAGGATCACCCGATCGTGCAGCTGATCGGCGAACCCGAGCCCGGCATTGTCGGAAACCTCCTCTGGGGATGGGTTATCCAGGACTACAAGCTGTTCGGGAATGCCTACCTGCGGAAGCAGCGCCTGGCGGGACCGGGATCGCAGGTGGTGGCACTCCAGTACCTGCCGCAGGACATGGTCCGACCGGTGGGAGATGGTCGCAACCCGCTCACGCACTATGTGTACACGACCGATGGTCGATCGTACGATCTTCTGGTCGAGGATGTGATTCACTTCCGGTACGGGCGCGATCCTTCCGACATCCGCCTGGGCCGTTCGACCGTGCAGGCGGTGCTCCGCGAGATCGCGACCGACAATACCGCGAGCTCCGCGGCCTTCGGCCTCCTCTCGAACGGCGCAATGCCGAGCATCATCGTCGGCCCCGACGCGAACGGATCCGCGCAGGTCGACATTAGTCCGGACGACGCCCAGCAGGTGAAGCGGAGCCTCCGCGAGAACCTCACGGGCGACAACGCCGGCGGCATCGTGGTGATGTCGGGCCCGTACAAGCTCGACAAGGTATCCCTCACGCCCGCGGAGTTGGCGCTGGACTCGGTCCGCCGTGTCCCGGAGGAGCGGATCTGTTCGGCGCTGGGCCTCAATCCGATGGTGCTCGGGCTCGGATCGGGCCTCGACAGGTCGACGTACAGCAATTACGAGCGGGCGCAACAGGCCGCCTGGGAAGACGGCATGGTGCCGTTGATGCGGGCCGTGGCCGAAACGCTCACGGTGGCGCTCCTGCCGGACTTCCCCGAATCGCAGGAAGGCGACTTCGTCGAGTACGACCTGTCCGGCGTCCGCGCCCTGATGGACGACCGCCAGAGCGAG